TTATTTAAGATTTTCGTTTTTATAGATTTTTCTTTTTGTGATATATGTGTTAGTCATAATATCAATTAATGATTTCCCTTTTATGATTACAGATGTGTCTACAATCAGGAAAAACAATAAAATAGTCATGTAATAATTGATGTCGAAAGTAAATCTTAGACCTACTGCGGCTATCATTAAGAGTAGTAATAAGAAACAGCGTTTGATAATTTCTTTTTCTGTTGTTGGTTGATTATTATCGGAAGCAACAGTAAGTCCACATAGAAATTTGCCTAGTGATGCGCGAAATATCCATTCCCATAAAAGATAATATATAAAATTTACAATTATAAAAAGCCCCGTTATTTGTAAATCCCAAGATAGGGTTTCACCCTTATGTGGAGCTATTAATTCAGGCTTCTGTGATATTTCTTTATAACATTGAACCCATTTTTCTGTACTTTCATAAATAGTATTGTCATAAACACTATGCATTGCTTTATATGTATCCTGAGCGGGATAAGATGATGGGACTGCATCTAATAGGGCGTAATAACTTCCTAAATGAGAAGCCATTCCGTAGGGAGATATACATAAAGCACTAATAATAAATAATACCAGGATTAAGACTTTGTCTATTAAAGAACTTGATAATCTTCGCATAAAACTAATTTTTTCCATAACTCATTTTTTATTATTCCACTTAAATGTTTTAATTATATTTGAAAAATCTGTTTCCCATTTTCTTATATCATCTTGTCTATATGATAATATTATTGTTGCAAATAGATTGTCATTAAAGAAATAATAATTGCAGACGTGAGTACGGGAATTGTTTGCTCCATTTCGCACATATTCAACTTCTATTCCGTAAGTATCTTCAATCTTAATCCAGCGCACTTCTGGTTGACCTAAAATTTTATATTCATAAGAGTTCTGTTTTGCTAGTTCTTGAAATGTATGGATGTCTTCTATAGTCAAATCTTCGTAATCTGAAAATTTAGGGTATTCTCCTAGACTTCCTTTTTGGATATCTATTATAATTCGGCAATATGTTTGATGCGCTTCGGGGGTATTAACAGATAACCCTTTCTGTTGAAAAACAACATTATTGCTATTTATTTTGTGTCCATGCCAATTCAGATTTTTAATATCTTTAGTGTATGAATCATTACTTTTTCTTAGTTCAACAGTAGGAGGTACACTAATAGAAAAAGCATTTGCTATTATGTATTTAGTCCAATTCTTGGGAGGAACATAGTTTTTTGTTGTACTAGGTTCTATATTTTTGTTTTTGACCGTTACATTGTCATAGTATCCGGCTTTATATTTTTCTAAGTTATCTTTTCTTTTATCTTTTATATAGTTATGGTAACCATTAATAAAAAAAAGAATACAACTAATTGTGATAGCTATTGCAATATTATAATTATGTCTTTTCATATTTTTATTTTAGGGTAATTCTTTAAATCCACGATAAATCCATATAGTAGCTATATAAGTAATAATCTCAACTAGCAGCGTGAAGAAAAAAGTGTTAACCTTTTCAGGATATTCATGTACGGTATAAACAATAATAAGACAAGCAAAAACAATGAGAAGTCTATTATAACCTTTGGGTAATGCTTACTCTAATGTTATAATGGACAAAATTGAAGAAGCTGTAAAAAATGGAATTGTCGGAAATGAAAACGATAATTGGTAAATTGAAATAACATAGTTGTTTTTGCCCCGTTCCAATTAAGGTTCGGGGCTTTTTTTATACAAAGAAAAAAGATGGAAATATTTGCGTAAAAAAGCCGCCAATACTCATGGCGGCTCAGTTAGTGTAATCAAGTTTTTAAACCCAGTGTAATCACGCTTATCGCGCATTTATCTGTTAATGCTCATGGATAAACCCATGAATTTTTATGTTAATTGTTTACTTGGCATTCTGTGCCTCTTTCTTGTCTTGATGGTTAAAATAGACCACTCCGACAATGGCTATTACCGAAACAAGTCCGAACATTACTAAAGCTCCCATATTATTCTCCTTTCTTTTTGTCTCTAACAAGCCAAAGACCTGCTGAGAGAGTTAACACTACAGCCAATACGCCGCCCACATATATTATCCACTTTTGTTCCACCTCTCCGAATATTGAAGTTAGAACTACCGCTGTTGTGATATACTTGGCTATATCCATCAGCCATTTCCCTAATTCCTTTTTCATACTGCAAATATAAACTTTAGTTTCCAAACGGCAAATGAAATGCGGAAACAAAACTTCTACATAGTGTTTTATAACATATGTTGCAAATTTGGCAAATAAAAATAGTTTATATATTAAAAGAAGCAATTAATTTTGCAGCACAATTTTTAACTAAAGTATTTATATATGAAAAAGATTCTATTTTTGTTGTTTGCTGCAAGTTTGATTTCTTTTACATCCTTTGCGCAAGAAAAGACTGTAACTGTCAAAGCCGGAACTATGGTGTCTCTAGAGTCTGTTACAAACGTCAGAGCTTCCAAGGTACATGAAGGACAAAGTATAGACTTTAGAGTAACTAAGGATGTGGTCGTTAACAAGGTTACTGTTATTCCAGCAGGAACCATAGCCAAAGGGACGGTTTATGAGGCTAAAAGGTCATCTTGGTGGGGAACCAAAGGCCGCTTAGGGATTAAAGTTCGGAGTATTATTGTTCCCAGTGGGGAAGAATTGTTTTTTGCATCTTCCGAGGTTTATATAACGGGAAAGAATAGAACTCCATTATCTGTGGTGACTGCACTTTTTGTATGGCCCTGCATGTTTATTTGTGGTTCTAAAGCAGAGATGAAGGCAGGTTATGAGTTTGATGCTCCTTTAGCAAGTACGACTACGATTACAGTTGAATAAATTTATAGCTCTCATACTTTTCAGCCCCGTTCCTATGGTTCGGGGCATTTTTGTACAAAGAAAAATCGGAAAATAGTTTGTTTGTGTCGTACATTGCATTATCTTTGTGATACAATATAATACATTGATAATATGGAAGCAGTAGTAAGAAAACAAACCTCGTTCCGTCTGCGTGAGGACTTGTTACAAGTCTTGCAGGAACATGCAAGGAAAGCGAACAGAAGCTTGAACAACTTCGTGGAAAGCACTCTGATGGACGCGGTCTATTCAGAGCCGAATGGAGAAACGGTTGCGGCTATAAAAGAAGCACGCGAGGCAAAGAATAAGGAAACATTTGATAGTGTGGAAAGCTTGATGGAGGAATTGATGAAGTGAAAAAGAAACTGCACCCGACGAGCCAATTCAAAAGGGACTTTAAGCGTATTCGGAAATTTCCCCAAAAGGTGGTGGCTTTTGAAAGAATAGCCAATCTGCTTATCAATGACCTACCAATCCCCAAAGAACATAAGCCTCATTTGTTGAAGGGACAGTATAAAGGTTGTATGGAGTGTCATATTGAGGATGATTTTCTTCTTATATGGATTGATGGGGAAATAATAGACTTGCTTAGAATCGGAAGTCATTCCGAATTGTTCTGAACAGAGCTATGTTAAGAGATGATTTTATGTACTATTAACAAGTAAACAGGATGGATATAGGGAATCTCTTCAAAATTGATTATTGGTGGAAGTTAGTTCTGCTTGGCGGCATCTTATTGTCTGCTTCTTCTATGATGTTTGATATACATTTTATAGAAAGAAGATATGTGTTAGGATTAGGATTGGGAATGTTTCTTATTGGTTTGGGGTTTTGGATGGCTAAAAAGGTTATGCATCAAAAAGATTTTGGAGGGTATTATTATTGGGAAATATTTGAGCATAATTGGGTTACAAAACTAATTATCGGAAGTGGAATTGTCATATCTATATACTTCCTTATAAGAATACTTATAATATTAATGATATAATTATAAGTAAGTTTTCTTCTAAGATTTTAGCCCCAATTTGGGGCATTTTTGTACACTAAAAAAGGCAGTGAACACTAAATTCCACTGCCTTCATATTGCCTCCGAAGAGGGCTTGCGTAAACAAATGCCAAATTTAAAGTTGCACCGCCAACATTTCTCTCCCTGCCCTATGTATGGCTTCCTCTATTCGTGATTTCTGTGATTCGGAAGCAAAGGCTATGCGTTGTTTGTACTGGCGCATCAAAGACGGATTGATACCTGCATACTTCGCGAAAGTAGATACGCTTATAAACTTGAAATTATCAAAGAATGAAGCTATATCATACTTGTAATCAAACTCTATATCCTTCAATGCTTCTGGCACCTCATTGCCTTGCTCTTTAAGCATGGCGACATAATCATCAATACATTCATGTAATGAACGTTTCGCTTCATCAACGCTTTTGCCTTGACCGTTCAAACTGAAACCGTCAAATTCGGGGACATAAACACTGATTGTCTTGTCATCCCACATTTCAACAATGGCAGTAACTTTCATATTTCTTGTTATTTAGAGTTTAGGGTAAACAAATGTGCGGGTCATTTAAGACCCGCATCTTTCATCATGCTGTTCAGAGTGCCGCCTTTTATTTCTTGAGAGCCATGCCTGCCCACACGGAAATACTTCCCGGTTTTAGGGCTGTACCACACATCGTGTTCTTTGCCGTGGCTCACAAAATAGCAGCCTATCTTTGCAGCCTTCTTCAAGAACTCTGTTGTTTTCATGAATCAAAGAGCATTTGTTTACGGTGCAAATATAACATATTTGTTATAAATATGCAAGGATTGGTGCCCCAAAAAATTATTATTCTTGTATTGGAATAGGTATTTTATGTGCTTAAAACAAGAAATAACGAACCTTTTATAAAAGGTTCGTTCTGGAAGTCCTGAAAATTAGGGCTTCTTTTTTTTATCTCCGAAATTTGTGTTCATGGATATAAAGGACGTAAAAGGAGACATAATATATTCAACCTCTGTCAACGGGGGAAGCAAGCGGAAATATACGCTGATGGGCGAAGACTATATGACACTCGTTTTCAGCGTCAATTCTCCCATCACCTTCCATCTGGGTGATTATGTGGAGGATTCACGTTTCGGTCTGTTCGAACTTGTAAGCCTCTACAATCCTATTTACAACACTGCTACTGGCGCATATGACTATGAGCTTCGACTTGACGCATATTACTGGAAATGGAAGAACAAGGTATTCAAGTTTACCCCGGAAGTAGGGGGGCAGGAGGCATCATGGAACTTGACCGCCACTCTTGATGTACATATGGGCATTTTCCTGCGTAATCTTGCCGCTTTGGGATATACATACAAGGGAGAGGCTTTTGAGTTCTCCATAGCCCCTACAGTAGAGAAATCCGCGAAGCTTGTAAGTTACGACAACACTAATATGATAGACGCCCTTTCTGCTATGGCAGAAACCTGGGATTGCGAATGGTGGGTAACTGACAAGACCATCAACTTCGGAAGATGTGAATACGGCACTCCGGTTGACTTTGAGATAGGGGACAATGTGGTGGAGATGACAAGCTCTGAGAGCAAGAGTACATACGCTACCCGTATCTATGCTTTCGGCTCTACCCGTAACATTCCGTCAAACTATCGTCCAGTGGATGAAAGCATCGTGGTTAATGGAGTTGTACAAAAGCGTCTCATGCTTCCCGAAGGAACTCCATACATAGACGCATATCCTGACATGTCCACAGAGGAAGCTGTAGAGCAGGTGGTTGTGTTTGACGATATATATCCTCGTACTGACGGTCATATATCAAAGGTCATCACCTATACAGACACAGTGAATAATGAGGATGGAACTCAGACCACCGAAACTTTCTACCAATTTACCGATACCGGAATAACATTTTCAAAGGACTACATTCTTGAGGGTGAGGAATTGCATATAATCTTCCAGTCCGGCTCTTTGAACGGTATGGATTTCGGTGTGACTTTTAATCCGATGGGAGACCCGGAAAAGAATGAGGACGGTTCATGGAATCCGAAAGCCCAGCTTTGGGAGATTGTCGCTAATGAGGATTATGGTCGCAAATTACCTGATGATGTCTTAAAACCCAAAGAGGGGGATACTTATATATTATATGGGTGGGACAGCTCCAAAATTGCGGATTTGGGGCTTGTGTCGGCCGCGGAACAAGAGCTTAAGGAGAAGGCTGAAGAGTACGTCGCCAAGTCCAGGATAGACCCCAATACATATTCCTGCACAATGATGTCGGACTATATGTATGGGCTGGATGAGGGAGGCAATCAGAACCCGGATTATGCAAAGCATTTTGATGTAGGAGATAAGGTTAATCTAGTCAATTCCGCATTCTTTGAAAGCGGAAACCGTCAGTCCAGAATCATTGGATACGAATGTAATCTTGATAAGCCGTATGACAGCCCGGTATATACGGTAGGCGAAACGGCGTCCTACTCTCGGATAGGGGAGCTGGAAGAGCAAATAGAGAATATTACCTTGAAGGGACAGACATACACCGGTGGAGGTGGAAGTGGCATATATGTTATCGGAACGAATGACACTACATCCCCTACAAACAGAAATGTGTATTCGGCTTTGCGTGTTCTGCAATCATTCCTCAGCAAGACCACCAACGACCGCACCCCCTTCAAGCTGGAAGTCGGCGACAAGCTGACCGCGGAGAAGGGAATTCAGATAAGCAAGAACTTCGTTTCCGGCATTATCGGAGGAAGCGGCGGCTACATCTATCTGGACGAGAACGGCAAGGTTGTCATCGAGACGGACAAGGCTGTATTCCGTGAGGAGCTTATTGTACCTCAGATTACCTTCAACTGCATAGACGTTATATCGGGAGACAAAGCCAATACGTTCGCCTACGGAACGATAAAGACTGTGGATACAGAGAACCGCATCGCCACCCTTGACCTTCTGGAAGGCCAATACGGTACGCTTCATGTGAGCGACATATGCCGTGGCGTATTCCATAACATAGGTGGGGGGAACACCGAAAAGGATACGATTGGTGCAAACGGGTTCATCGAATATTCCGGATACGCAACGTCCTATTTCACCCCGACGAGAATATTGGAGAACGAAGTGGGAAACATGAAGTTCGAGTATGAGCTTCAGGTTGGTACGTCCGTTCATCCGATGCCGGGCATGAACTTCTTCGCATACGGCAATTTCGAAGACAAGGACCGCCAGGCTATCACCTACGAAAACCGTTACTATACACGCCGTCTGGCTCACGTCAACACTTGGGTGATAGACCCCGAGGTTAACGTCATGATGCAGACCGGTGACCTTAGTGGCCTTTCCATAGGGGGCATGGACTTCTCCGGTTATTCGTTCTACGGCAAGAATGTGTACATCTCCGGCACGATAGAGCGCCTGAAGCCCAACGGCACCCCAGCCAAGGACTTGAGCTATGAGGGCGTTTGGGAATCCGGCAGAAAGTATGACTATTACGACAGCGTGACCCATGACGGAAGCACATGGGCCTGCATGAACAAGAACGGTTCGTCAGCCGAGCCGGGCACGAACAATGACTGGCAGAAGATTGCCTCCAAGGGTGACCCCGGAGAATCGGCAGTGTTCGCAGACCTCACCAACGAGATGGATAACGTCGCCCTTACCAATGACGGCAAGGTTTATCAGGACACGTCGATAAGCACAGTTGTATGGATGAGCTACGGCAGTAAGAAGATGACCCTCACCGGAATAACATGCACGCTCCCTGCCAACGTCACCGAGACGCATGACGTTTCCACCGGAGAGATAACCTTCAGTGTCAAGCAGGGCGTGGCTCTGGACGGCAGGAACCCGATACCCGTCGCGTTGACAGCCACCTACAACGGAAAAGCCTACACCGGGCAGCTCACGTTCACCATGGCAGGTGTCAAGGGTGGCGCCGATGCCGTTCTGTACCGGCTTGTCCCGAGCGTGTCTGCCGTGATAAAGGATGCCAACGGTAATCTCAATGTAACATCCGTATCGTGTACACGGTTGAAGTCTTCGGTTTCCGGAGGCACGGCCGAGACCGGGACGGGCGAACTTAAATACTCCCTTGACGGTGGAGCCGAAGTCTCAATCGGGAACAATGCCGGAGTACCGGTATCAAGCTTCCAGAAGAGCATCAAGTTCATATTCTACGTGGACGGGAAGGAGGTCGATGTGGAGACGATACCTCTTGTTACGGACGGCAAGGACGGACAGAGCGTGTCTTCGCTCGGCAGATGGCATACCGGGCTTATCGTGCCCAAACTGGGAATCGTCACTATGGGAGGAAGCACCTTCTGCGCGAAGAAGGAGACCGCCAACCCACCGTTATGGACTACCACGACAAATGACGGCAGGCGCATTACCCAGACGCAGGACGGAGGAAGGACTTACGGCTATATTCTGTCCGGTGAATCAAATACGGAGGAATACGACCTGCTTGTCCAGAGCGGAAAGGACGGAAGCGACGGTACCGATTACGAAAGAGTGTTTATCCATACCACGGAGGAAAACCGCCCCTCCACCCCAGCGACCTCACAGACGGACGATTATATCCCTTCCGGCTGGCATGATGATCCTATTGGCGTTTCCGAATCCCTGCCTTTTGAATGGATAAGCGAGAGGAAGAAGAGAAACGGCATATGGAGTAATTTCAGCACACCTGCCCTCTGGGCTAAATATGGATTTGATGGCATTGATGGCGCAGAAGGTGTGGCTGGTACGAGTATTGTATGGAAAGGTGATTTCTCGTCTGCCCCTTCCTCTCCTCAGAACGGTTGGGCGTACAAGAATACGACCGACAAGAAGTCGTATGTATATCAAGACGGCCAGTGGTATCAAATGACCATTGACGGAATTGACGGAAAGAACGGAAAGGACGGACTGAGCATCGTATGGAAAGGCGACCTGCAGTCTCCACCTTCCAATCCTCAAATCAACTGGGCATATAGGGACACCAATAACGGTCGTGTATACATATGGAACGGGACAGCATGGTCGTTGATGGTCGTTGACGGCTCGGACGGTGCTGACGGTGCAGCCGGTTCGAACGGATTGAGCGTGTTCATAACTTACAATGACAGCACTTCCCAGCCTTCTGTTCCTACGGGAAACGGTACTACCGGAGGCTGGCATACGAATGCTACAAGTGGAGCTATATGGATGTCGCAGAAGGTTGCTTCATCCGCAAGTGATGGGACATGGGGCACGCCAATTAAAATCAAAGGCGATAAGGGCGAGAGCATAACAGCCATGGGCAGATGGTATACCGGGCTTATCGTGCCGAAGCAGGGTGTAGTTACCATGGGCGGCTCATCATACATAGCCAAGAAGGAGACGACCAATCCTCCACTGTGGACTGTTACAACAAGTTCCGGTCAGCGAATCAAGCAGACCCAGGACGGTGGAAAGACATACGGGTACATACTTTCCGGGGAGATGAATTCCGCGGAGTATGACTTGCTGGCTTCAAAGGGAGAAGACGGTATACCGGGTGCTACCGGGAAACCCGGAGCTGATGGCAAGCCTGGGGAAAAAGGAGAGCAGGGTATCCAAGGCTGCATCATCCGGCATTCCGAATGGGCTGTCGGAGTAGTTTATCGTAACGACGAAGCCCTGACAAGCGGCACACGTTATGTGGATATTGCCATGATAAGGAACAATGCCGCAATCGACGGATGGGATGTCTACAAATGCAACACTACCCATACAAGCTCGGAAAGCAACAAGCCGGGAGTGTCATCGTCCACATGGACCAAGTTAAGCGGTGTAGGTCCTATCTACACATCCCTCATCATCGCGAAGAATGGTAGCATTGACTTCTTCCAGGGAAATCAGTTCCTCATTAAGAAGGATGACGGTACGGTAACGGCCGGGCTGTCCGGTTCCATTGCTGGTAGCAAGGTGCGTATCTGGGCTGGAGCACACGAGCCTGACGACGCTCCGTTCCGGGTGCTGGAAAGTGGCAGGATGATAGCTACCGATGTCGATTTGACTGGAACTATCAATGCTATAAGCGGTACGTTCAGAAATGTCTCCTCTCCCAATGGGTCATTCAAGATAAAGGAGAATGGGGATGTGGAATTGGTCGGTAAGATTTCCACTTCGTTGAATGGCACTCGCATTGAACTGGACCCAAGTTCCAACAGCATCAAGATGTATAACCAAGATAATAATGAAGTAGGGAATATATCTTTCATTACCGAATCTATCGGAGGGGTTACTAATTATTACCCTCGATTAATGCTCAGAAGGTATTCTGGAAATAAAGAGGTCGGGAGACTTGATATGTCAGGTACATCCGTGAATGGTTATTCAACGGTTGGAACCGACGCACTAAGCTTTACATTGGGACCTATCGGGTTAGTTTTCTCTGTTAACGGGCAAGTAACTAATTCATATCCAAACAAATAATTGATTATGAAGAAGATTAATTTTGAAAGATTCGAGATTTACACGAATGTGACCATGCAGAACTGCATAACAAGGGACATTCGGGAGGATTTTGCCGATACAATCATGCAGAACCTCAATAGGGCGCGTGGATATGCGCTTATGATGAAGGTGTTCCAAAGCAATGGAGAGACGGAGTTCTCTGACGAGGAAATAGCTCTGATTAAATTCATTGCGGACAATTACGGAAACATCTCCTTGTCAATGTCCATAGACAAAAATATAAAAGATTTGAATGATAATGAAACAAGAAAGGAGGAACAACAATGATTTTGCAGGCAGACGGAGGGCACTACCTTACACAGAGTGAGGATGTGCCCATAGATGAAAGGGTGTTCGGGAGTACCGCGTATATCAGCGACCCTTCGGAGGCTTCTAAATATCGCCAGGTATCTGAAGCCGAAAAGGAACGCATGCCCAATGCCGGAACGATATTGGACCCGTCCGACTTGTCGGATGAGTATCTGGACAAGGTGGACACGTTACATGAGATTATTAAGGAGAACATCAACACCGCAGGCTTGACAGTTGAGCAGAGCCTTAAGCATAAGGAGTATTTCCCCAAGTGGGATGACCTAATTGGCAAGACTAAGCCAATCGGATTCATGTTCTCCTACAAAGACACTTTGTATGAGGTAATTCAAGAGCATGAATTTGCCGAACAGTGGGTACCGGGTATAGGAACAGAATCCCTCTACAAGGTTGTCCAGATTGAAGCCTCCGGCACGAAGGAGGACCCGATAGCGTGGAAGCAGGGAATGGAGCTGTTCAACGGCAAGTATTACACCGACAAGGATGTGCTTTACTTGTGCATCCGTGACAGCGGTATGGGCTTGTCGTTTGACCTTGCCGACCTGGTGTCCGGTGGTTTTGTGGAAGTGGTCGAGGAATCTTCCGAAGGCACTGTTCTATAACAAGGAAACTTGTTCTTTTTTCGGCCTTCCCGATGCCGTTAATTCGGGAATTTATTTAAACAAAAACGAGTTAATTATTTAAATGTTAAATTAGGGTATCATGTTTTTAAAGCGGATGCCCCTTAAATGTGCAATATTATGGCAGGTGATGATATTAAAATGAACAGCTTTGCTCAAGCTACAGATGCGGCATATATATACGCAGAATCATCTAACGGTTCGCAGGTGAAGATTAAGAAAAGCGATTTGGTGGAGGTTATTAGAGCTGCGATGCCAGTAGTAACAACCGATAAAAACGGTTTGTATTCTAAAGATGATTTCCCGTTAAGAGGATATACAAACAAATATGATTTAAATACTATTAATCGTAATGCTCGCATTAGAATATCAAATATTCACCTTAATGGCCCAGTTGCAGGAAGTAACTATGGATGTTTACGATGCTCCGTTTATGAGGAATATATTCTACAAGAATATTGGGGACTTGATGGCATTCTCTGGGTAAGGCAATCTACAAATAAAGGAGAAACTTGGGAAGAATGGAAGTCTGTAAAATCTACTTGATTTGACGATTTTATTGTACCCTCATTTCTGGAGACATCTTCTGCCCCTTAAATGTAAGAATATGGCAGAAGATATTAAAGAGAATGCAATGAGTGGTGGAACTCCGGCACGGCTGCGTGGACTGGATGCAAACGGCAATAGTATTAGTCCGACGTTGACAGAGGTGGCAAAAGCATTACCGAAACGAAATGAGTTCAATATCAAGATTGAAGTTGGAGAGATTTATTCCTTAGATGTAGGTTCATACAATACCCTATTTGTTTACTATACGTCAAGTGGAGGCGTTGGATGTATGGTTTTATTAGGATGGAGTTATACTTATATTATAGGGGATAATAGGTTCTCGAGCAGTGATGTACCTGATAAAATCTGTATTTATAACACCGGACTTGGTAAATATGCCATCAAAAACGGACTGTCCTCCTCAATCGCATTGAAAATTAATGTTGTATAAATTCTTTCTTTAAATAAATAGTTATTTCTTGCCATATCTTCTTCTGCCGTATCTCTTGCCCCTTAAATGTAAGGAAGATATGGCAGAGAAGCAGGATATAGCGATGAACCAGTTCCAAGTGGTGACGGATGTATTCTACATCTATGGAGAAACAGCGAATGGTTCGCAGGTAAAGATTAAGAAAAGCGATTTATTCACAAGTGTTTTTGCATATAAAGGACTTCTGAGCTCAGATAAAGACCTTAATACTATTTCAGAAAATGGAATATATTATTCTGCCTTTGCTATGAATTCGCCAGAAAACGTATCAGGGCTATTGTTGCATTACGCGGAAAAGGATATGGCTTCCCAAATTCTAATAAATTCACGAACTGGGGAGTTATATACTCGTTCACAAGTATATAATACGGGAAATTGGGACAAGTGGACCGAATGGAAGTCAATAACTCTTACCTAATCTGATAATAATATTTATTACCCGTTCTGACCGATATGGCCGGAACGGGTAAGAGATTGGATAAGAAATGAAAGAGGCAAATTATACCACCAAATTAGGTAAGTGAAATTGACCTCCATTTAGACCAGGTAGAATAAGAAGCATCATTCCCCCTCAATACAAATCGTACTTTCAAAGCAATAGCAGCAGAGTCTTCTTCATAATTGCTATCATATCCTATTTGCATAACTGATGGCGGTGCGGCAAATACTCCCAGAAACGTTATCCCTACAGCTTTAGCAGTAGGGTTACTACCGACATAATATATCCCATTGTTTTTTAATTCATTAATATCTCCATTCGGATAGTTTAAATTTCCACTTAGAACAGAGGAAAGCAAATCGCTCTTCTTAATCTTCCCCTGGCTGCCATTCGCTGTTTCTCCATAGATGTAGAATACATCCGTCACCACTTGGAACTGGTTCATCGCTATATCTTGCTTCTCTGCCATAATCTTACATTTAAGGGGCAGAAGATAAGGCAGAAAAAGTAGAATGAATAAATTGCTTTATTATAGGTAATTTATATTTGCCTCCAATTAGTATAAAGGATGGCATCCCCATTGCTATAGCCTTCTCTGATATACGTGAGCCTTCCGCTTACCATCTGAAAGATAAATTGGCTACCACTGGTATCTCCTTTAGATGAACGCTGCACATGAATACAAACACCATATTCTATCGGTGAATTTTCTGTCTTTCCTATATAAACAACACTTAAACCTTCATTTAAAACCTTGTATGCTTCATTCAAATCGTTTAAAGATGTGATTCCAATTCCCTTAATAGACAGTAATGCACTTAATGAGGAAAGCTCCATCTTAGCTTGCCCACTATCTGTTTTTTCCCCATACACATACTTCATACTTGTGACTACCGGAAACTGGTTCATTGCTATATCCTGCTTCTCTGCCATATCTTCCTTACATTTAAGGGGCAAAGGATACGGCATAGAAACATAAAGCTCAATCTGCCATCTAATTTTGGTAAAGTAGATTGAACTTTATAATATAAATGTCAAGATAATATGTTGGTTGGATGCGTATGTGCTTTTGACAACATATTTAGTGTTTTCTCCTGCATTCATTATACAAAACTTATTTCCAACCTCTGAGAAGAAATTAATGGCACCTTGTGGAACTATTATGTTCCCGGTATTGTTCCCATATACAACTGCAATCGCTTTTTGATGTACAGAAGAGGCATTTTGAACCATAATTAATCCGGAATTATAGGGCAGCTCATACGTTTCTCCAGGAGTAATAGTTTTGTCTAATCTAAAAAATCCACAACTCTTCACCAAATCTGTAGGAGTTACCTTCTGCTGGTTGTTCCCTTTCTCAGTATACAGATAGTCCGCTACATTGTTTATCGGAAACTCATTCATTGCTATATCTTGTTCTGCCATATTCTCACATTTAATGGGCATCACCTATACACCACTTCCACCCCCATTCTCTTCAAGTGTGCATCCAGTGTTTTTATATTACAATTAAAGTATCGGGAGATAAAGACCTTGCTTTTCCCTTGCTTTAGCAATTTTATGATTTCTTTTTCGTGGGGGAAAAGCAAATGATGATGGTGCCGAATAGACTTGAGATTCTCCTTGTTCTCCTCAAGTATGGCAGGCTTGTCTACATCAACAACAATGCCTTTTTCTCGAAGTGTGTCAGCTTCCATCAATTGGTGGCGATATTGGTAAGCGGCTGCTTGGTATTCCACATGTGGTGCGCGGTCGGTTTGGATTCTTTTCTTGATGATGACTTTTCGCTTCTTTCTTTTTTGAGGAACGATTCTTTTTTCTGTGGGGATGTCCTTGGGCTTTCGTGGACGCGGAGTATAGTTCCTAACTATCAGTCCTTCTCTTTCGAGATGCTTGTCAAGGGTGCTGTACTGGCACTTGACTTTCCGGCAGATGGCTGCTTTGCTGTATCCATATTCGACCATAGTGCGTATAAGTTCTTTGTGTTTGTCGAGCTTGTGCCAGGAGTTTGTCCCTCCGGTTTTCCTTCCGAGTTTCATTCCAAGCGATTTTTTCCTTGCCAACGCTTCTTTCGTGCGTTGTGAGATAAGGCTGCGTTCTATTTCACTCGCCAACGAGAACGCAAATGCAATTACGTGGCTCTGTAGGTTGTCGCAAAGTTCAAAGCCTTCCTTGACGGTAATTACTCGGATTTTCTTTTTCATAAGGCTGTCGAGAATGGACATAACCTCCAGCAACCGCCTGCCCAGTCTGGATATTTCCGAGGCTATAAGGGTGTCGTCCTTCTTCATCTTCTTTAGCAGTGTCCCGAGCTTTCTCTTGTCCACATCTTTCATCCCGCTTATCGTCTCCTCGATGTATTGGTCTACATCTATCTGCCTTTTCCTGCAATAATTCTCTATCTCGAACCGCTGGTTTTCTACTGTTTGCTTGTCTGTGCTTACCCTAATGTATGCGTAAATCATTTTTTGTTATAAAGATAGCGATTTTGCCGAAAAAACGAACCTTTTACAAAAGGTTCGTTCTGCGTCCATTGAAAGCTTCCTAATCTGTCCTTATAAGGTTAGCTTTGCATGTGAAAAAAGTTTGGATTAGTATGGTGTTTGACAGAATATTAGTATATTTGCAGTACCCGTATGAAGATGTACGGCACCGTAACTATGCACTTGGAATATCCGACATATATCAAAGCCTCTGAGCTGATGTTTTTTGCATCCGGCTCGGGGGCTTTTGTCGTTTTTGACAGACAAAATTTTGGTTAGTTTGAAAAGTTAACATTAAAGTAGGTAATATGACAGATTTAGTTTTTAAAGGTCAGAATGACCAAGTTTTAACCAATAGCCTTTTGGTGGCTGAGAAGTTCGGAAAAAGACATGCCGATGTAATAAGAAGCATTGACAATATTCTTAATACAGAGGACGAATCACTCAACGCAAAAATGCGTTTAGCTTTTGTATCAACGACTTACGAAGATGCGACCGGAAAAAGTAATCCGGCTTATATCATGAATCAAAAAGGTTTCTCTATTTTGGTAATGGGGTGGAATGGCATAAAGGCTTTGAAATTCAAGAATGAGTTTTATGACGCTTTTGAAGCAATGGAGCGAGCATTGAAAGGAATTACAACTCCTCAAACATATGCGGAAGCGTTACGCCGGCTTGCGGATGAAGTGGAGGAGAAAGAAAGAACAAAGGCTCTTCTTGAACAGAAGACCGAGCAGCTTGATGAATCCAAGGAGTGGTACAGTATCAAGCGTTGGGCGAAGGAGCATAATATGAACTGGCGTTCCATCAACTGGCGAAAGATGAAAGCGCTGTCCTATGGACTGGGATATGAGATAAAGAAGATATTTGACGCCAACTACGGACGGGTGAATATCTATCATGTCAATGTGTTTAAAACCTACTTCCAGTGAAAGACAATATAATAACCCAGAGCATCCCCGGAGGCTTCTCCGTAATAGCGAGCGGATTTATAATGGAATCCCTCGAACACATGATACCTTGGCTTATAGTCTCGTTTTCAGTAGTCGTGTGTGACTTGGCTTTCGGAATAAGGAAAAGTCTGCTTATGAAAGAAGAGGTGCGGTTTTCCAGTGCCATACGCAGGACGATGGGAAAGATGGTGACGTACTTCGCATTTGTATGTATGGTCGTTATGATAAACATCGCTTCTGGCAGCAAATGGAATATAGATGTGTATTCATGCCTGCTTGTTTGTTTCATTGAGTTCTGCTCGATTATCAGTAATATCCTTACGCCGAAAGGCTACAGCTTCAACATGCTAAAGGCGCTGGGGCTGTTCGGGAAAAAGATGCTTGATGTTGACAAGGAGGAGATGAGTGAAATAATAACTAAAGATAAGGAGGAAAACAAAAATGGCTGATGTGAATAAGCTTGCACCGTTCATTATCAAATGGGAGGGCGGTTTCGTGAATGAACCCGACGATTTGGGCGGTGCTACGAACATGGGGGTTACTATCGGAACCTATGAGGCATATTGCCGAAAGAAAGGATACCCCAAGCCTACAATTGAAAGATTGAAAAATCTCACTAAAGAGGAATGGACGGAAATTTTGAAAACTATGTACTGGGACAGATGGAAGGCAGATTTGATAACAAGCCAATCCGTGGCGAATATCCTTGTCGATTGGGTGTGGGCATCCGGTGCGCATGGCGTCAAAATTCCCCAAAGATTGCTTGGTGTGGCCGTGGATGGAATAGTAGGCCCCAAGACCATTGCGGCAGTGAATGCCAGGAACCCTCGTGAGTTGTTCGACATGATTAAGATTGCCCGGTTCGACTTCATCGAGGATATATGCAGGAAACGCCCGGCAAACAACAAGTTCAAACGGGGATGGATGAACCGCATTAACGATTTAAAGTTTGAGTCATGAAAAGGTTCATTGAACATATGCGTTTGTCGGAGTTCAGAAGGCTTTCTTTCTGGCTTGTTGTCGGCTTGTCCGCTATGCTGTGGAGCATATTGCTTTCATCGTGTGGAAACATAAGATATGTCCCGGTGGAAACGGTGCGTACAGACAGCGTGTATAATACCGTTTACCGGCGTGACAGCATATATATGCGTGACAGCGTATATGTACTTGACAAGGGGGATACCGTCTATCAATTCAGGTATAAATATCTGTTTGTGGATAAAGTCAAGCATGATACGCTTTATATCGAAAGGACAGACAGCATTCAGGTCCCTTATCCGGTTGAGAAGGAGTTGACCCGATGGCAGTCCTTCAAGCAGGAAGTGGGAGGTTTCGCTATTGCTACCATAGTAGTGGTACTACTGATAGTTTTTGGGAAAATGGTTTATAAACTTAAGAAAGGAGGCTGACATGACTTAGCGTTAATCATCCGGGCGAGTAGAAACGCCCATAGGAAAAAACTTATCGTAAAATGCGCTCTTTTCGGGGCTTAGAGTAAAAAGAAAGCCCCCAACGCTCAAATAATTATTGCCACATAAAAATTTGAAAAAGCATAAGATACCGCACGTTGGAGGCTTAATATCTTCAACACGGTATCTTGTGCTTTGTTCATGTATATATCAAGTTTTATGTGGCAGGGCAAAGATACGGATAAAAATCTGAAAAATCATGTGCAAGTCAGAAATCTTTGCCGAAACAATCAATCTCGTATCACAAGAAACCGAAATTCCGGCAGAACGTATCTTGTCTCCGGACAAGGACGCGGAAACGGTGGATGCCCGTTATCTCCTTGTATCTCTCCTTGCCGATAGGGGCATGTACCCTTCACAGATAGCAGTTCATATCCACAAGACCAAACGTGCGGTGAACTACATGATTTCCAATTTCCGTGAGCGCATGGAAGGTGGGAAAATGTTGAGAATATATTGGGAAAACATTAGGAAATCGTTGGGAAACAACTGATTTCCATACCGGTATTAAGTATATACTTTTGTAAACGGTCATATGACCGGAACTAATTGTATATATTATGAGCGAAACAAAGACTTATGTGTTCCCGGAAAGCGGGAACAATGGTGGCGGCGGCATGATGGCAATGCTTGCACCGCTTCTGCAACAGAAGGGCATAGACCCGAATTTGCTTGTAGCCATGAACGGTCGCAACAACAGTGGTTTTGGCGGGGAGGGTTCATGGTTCATCTGGGTAATCTTCTTGTTCTTCCTCATGGGTTGGGGCAACAACGGATGGGGTAACGGTGGATTCGGTGGCGGCAACGGAGCGGCAGGAATCCCCAATCTGATTAACAATGACGCAGGAAGGGAATTGCTTATGAGTGCTATCCAAGGGAACGGCCAGGCCATCAACAATCTGGCCACAAATCTGAACTGTTCAATCGGTCAGGTCCAGAGTGCCATCAATGGCGTAATGTCACAAGTCCAGCAAGTGGGCAACCAGGTGGGACAGAGTTCAATGCAGATTATCAATGCCATCCAACAAGGCAACTGCAGCATTGCCCAGCAAATTGCTTCTTGTTGCTGCGAAAACCGCTTGGCTATTTGCCAACAGACTAACACATTGCAGAATGCAATTAACGGTGTTGCTACCGGGCAGGAGAGAGGCTTTGCATCCGTGGCTTACGAAACTCAACGTCAAACCTGTGATTTGCAGAATTCCATCAAGGACAGCACACAGCAGATTCTTGCCGGACAGCGTGCTGCCGAGATGCGTGAGATGCAGAACAAGATTGACAAGCTTCGTGAAGAGAACAGCGCCTACAAGAGTTCAGCGATGACTTCCCAAATTGTGGGCCAGGCTACCGCGCCTCTTGGAGCGGCCCTTACAGATTTGAGCGCACGTCTTGCAAAGATTGAATGCAAGCAGCCGGAGACTGTGACAGTGCCTTACAGCCCTATTGCAGCGGTCCCCAATTGTGTCGCATACCAATACGGCTTGTACGGCGGTTTCAATCCTTACGCTGCCGGTAATGGTTTCTGGGGTTAATTGAGGAAGGAGGCTATTATGGCAGTATATCCTTTCCAATTTGTTAATCGCAGGGGTTCTGCGGCTATATCAACCTCGGGTGTGACGGTCAATACTGCTAATGTGGTGTTTTCCTTTCCCAACCATGCCTTTGTAAACGCGTGGTACAGAGGGACGATATATGTCGACATCGCCCAAGCGGTACCTGCCGGAACAACCGGCACGCTTCCCGTTCTGTTCGAGACCAATGGTGCCACCCAGGCGGTCACCAAATATAACGGAGAGGCGTTGACCGCGGCAGACATTCCCGGTACCGGAGTGTATGAATTCTGGTTTGACCGTGCAGCCAACACGTTGCAGATTATGACCGGAGTGGTTTAAAAACAACAACGGGCGGGAGCAATCCCGCTCCTTAAAGAGTTAATTGATTATGCCTTTTCAGAATTTAAGAGTAAACAGCGAGTTCTTTGTCCTTCATAAGGACGGTACTCCGTATATTGAGGTCGGTTCCGTTGTCGGTGTGTCAAATCCCGTCCCGGAGTTCATGCAACAACCCATCCCTTATGGCCAGCCCCCGAAAATGGTGGTTGACATAACAATCAAGGTCGGAGAGCAGACAGTCACTTTCCAGAAGATACCGGCAATGTCGGACATCGCCGACGCGAATTTTCCCGGAGGCGGCAACATGGTCATATCCGGTTCAAGGGAATCCATGAATGCGGAAGTGGCTGCCATGCGAAACCGTTCTTCCGAGATATTGGGAAGCGTGGACCATCACCGCTCGGTCATGGAGTCATGCGACAAGATGCTTCAGGTGCTTAACCCGGAGTTTGCGGAACGTCAGCGCCAGGATGCGGAGAACAAGGCTCTCCGTCAGGAATTGAGTGAGTTGAAGGCAATGATGGCTGATTTCTTCAAGTCTTCTGAAAAGGCGTCTGGTAGTAACAATTCTAAAAAGCAATAGTATGATGATGATTGAAATTTCCGAAAGCAAGGTCGAGAAAATGTCCGACTATGCGGAAAAGATGCTTCGCTACGGCGGCAAGCTCATGCAGTGCATAGAGGAGCTTTCCGAAGGCGAGGGTATGGGCGAACGCCGGGATGATGACCGTTATTATGACGAAGAACGTTATTATGACGAGGAAAGCATGGGTGAACGCGGTGGCTATGGCCGTGGAGGCAGCGGCATGGGACAAAGACGTGGAGTTCGTGGAACCGGGCGTTATTCCCGTTACCGTTAAGTGTAACTTTGGGGAGTGGCATTTGCGGCTCCCCTACAATAATTGATATGTCATGAGATACAGAGAACCGTTGGATATAAGAGATAAAAGACCAGAAGAAATGGAGGCGTATCTGAGCAACTTCGGATGGCACTTCAATAAGAAGATGTGCGATTTTGCCGTTTCTTTAATGAAAAAGATAAATCCTGCTACCGGTAAAAAAGAACGGATAGAACCTATTTCAAAAGAGAAGGTAGAAGAACTTCTTACAAAATATGGCATGAAATTGGACAACAATTCACTTTACGATTTTGTGTACGTGGCCAATATGGGGAAAGCGGATTTTTTTAAATCTTCTATTCCGGACGAGCAACATCTTGCCGTATATGTCAAGGATGTGATTGATGATCCGGATGCTCCGGACGGCACCACAATGCGACGGTGGTACGCAACCATGATTGCTGCCGGTGAACCTATAGAATGGGATGAAATGATATAATCCATGATACGTCAGAGATTCGTTATAGAGAAGTACCATTGGAATGTTTCCGTATATTATGCCGTTGACTCATACTATATTGACGAGATAATCGACAACATGTATTCCATCGGATGTGACGGGGAAATGCTCCGCACAGCCTATGACAACATGAGCTCCGGGAAAATGAATACCGGAGTTACATATTCCAATTTTCGGGATAGGAAAACGGTGATGGTTATAGCCATAACCTCCTCCGCAAAGGAGTTTGAGAAGTCCTGGCGTCATGAGTGCGGTCATCTGGCTACCCATATCTGCCAGGCGCTTGACATGACTCCGTATGGAGAAGAAATCCAGTATATCGGGGATGATATAGTAGAAAAGACGTGGGAGTATGCCCACCCGTTGCTGTGTGAGTGCAACTGCTGCAAGCATAAGGTGAGGGAAATGCTGTAGTATCCTCTTCGTAATCGTTCTTTGACTTGTTGGAATTACCGCTGAAATGCGATTTTTAGACTAAATAACGCCTAAAAACGATAAAAAGAGATGTGATATGATGCAAATTCAGCAGAAAATGCCATATTTGCACCGTTAAACGATTTGCGCAATGGTATTAAAAAGTACAGACTATGCCCGACTGATTCAGTATGCAGCCCAAAAACTGCATATGGTACGTTTGAACAAGACCCAAATCAATAAAATTTTGTTCTATGTGTATGGTGTGTACTATGCGGAGACTGACCGATTATTGTTTGAGGACGATTCTCCCAAGGCATGGCCTTATGGTCCGGTATTCCCGATTGTGAATAAAAAGATAAATCCTGATGAAATTGTCACTTCCTTTCCTAAAGATGTGTTGTGCGAATTTAACAAGCATTCTAAGGCACTTGAATTGGTAAAGACCGCGGTTGACGCAATGTATAACATGAGTGCATTATCATTAACCCAATGGTCTCATCAGGAAGGTTCTCCTTGGTATGATACGCTTTACATAAAAAATAAAAATGGGGACATTGCCGGGCAAAACAAATGGAATACTCCTATTTCAAAGGAACTGATTAAGGCCTATTTCCTAAAACCTCAAAATAGGATAAAACAATGAAAGGTCCAAATGATAACTCCAGTCTTTTTGATTCTATATTCGGAACCGGAAAACCCATTAAATGGTATCATTACTTAATCCATTTAGGGCATTATATTCCATATTGGATTAAATTTTTCTTTTCAGAGCCATTCAAGGAGAAAAAGAAGGACCTTAATATTCTCGATACAGTCCAGTCCTTGTTGGAATCAGAAACAACGGACGGAAATATCAAGAAGAGTAAGGAGCTGATTCATTTACATCGCATAGTTGAAAACACGAAAGCAAGAAGGAGACTTGAAAAGTGGTCTTTGAGGGTAATTGCTGTATATCTTTTTATAGTGCTGTGTATTGTATTGGCAAGCTATGTGTCGATACCGGCAGTCAACCCGTATTTTAGTATAAGCATTCCGAATCCTATAATGATAACCATTCTTTCTACCACAACCGTTAATATAATCGGTCTCGGATTGATTGTTTTAAGGGGGCATTTCTTGGCAAATGACAAATCAAATGAAGTAAATGAAAACCATGGGTAGAAGATACATATTATATCCTTGCCACACGTTTGCCCTTCAATGATTGTGGGTATGCCCAACGCAAGGATGTTTATCCTCAATTGAGATTTCAAGGCGGTGATTCCAAAGTTTCACCGCCTTTTTTGTGTCCGGGCGGTATCCAAATTCGGACATTCAAATGTATAGTCTTATGAGAAAGAAACAGATTAGAAAGGCATTGAAGAGCGAAACTCCAGCCAACAGCATGTACGCTCTTATCCCGAAGAATAGGCGTGAGGCTTTCAGGCGTTTTGCCTCCTGCTTCGGTTTCACTGAAGATGACATAAAATCCATATTGGCTAATGAGAAGCGATGATTTGGACATATTGATTGCGCAGGCCGACGACCGTTACTATTCGGATTACTGTCGTCTTCTGCTGGTCATGCTATGGAACGCATAGAGCGTATTCTTGACTGGCTGGTGCCTATCGCTGTAATAGTGAGGGTGATATTGTTGTGTCTCTAAAGGTGATGTTTGATTAACTGCTCCTAATACTGTTCACAAAACATATAGTCTATCAATTTAAAATTCGCTTCATTGATAGGGGTAAAATCTTTTTTGATATAAAGGTCTGTAACTCTCATGGATGACTCGGTATGGCAGAGCATCTCATTTACCAGCCATTTACTTATTCCAACCTTATTTATCGCTATTGTTGCCATAGAATGCCGCGCGGAATAGAATTGCAAATTTTCAACACCAATTTCTTTCCCAATCTCTTTTAGTCCTATATTAATTGCTCGGTTAAGGTCAGCCATAGATGAGAAACGTTCGTAAAAGTTAAACATGCGTTCTTTCCCTTTGTATTTATCAATTAGAGGTTGGATTAGGGGATGTATTCGAACAACCATTTTGGCATTGTCATTCCTTCGTTCTTTTGTTTTTGTTCGGTAATAAGTAATAAATTCCCCGTCGTATTCGGTCGCATTATATAAGTCGGCAGAGTTCATTCCCATTAAACAGAAAGACAAGCGAAAACAATCCAAAGCTAAATCATGTCTGCTTGTGTGCCCTTTAACTTTTTTGTTGTCATATGGGAGACTGAATATGGCTTTTATTTCATCAACAGATAAAGCTCTTTTTTCTGCGACATTCTGCTGCTTGGGTTTAAATTTCGAAAGGCTGTGCTTTATTCTGATTATTCCGTTGTCTTCATCATTATAATACTCCTTTGCTTCTATAAACAACCGCAAAATAGAATTAGTATAAAGGGATTGTGCTCTCTTTTTATCAGAAAGGAATTCTTCATATTCTTTCATCTTTTGAACAGAAATTTCATTGCACATAATTGTTTCTCTTCCGAAGAAGTTGCAAAATGAATTGATTGCTGTGGTATAGTTCTTAATCCCTTTTATTTCAGCGTGCGATTGGCACCATTGCTTTGCAAATGATATAAAGTCTATTCCAGTTCTATTATCTTTTCTCTTTATAAAATCTACAATAGAATCTATATCCATAGAATTTAACTCGAGATTCAGTGAGGCAATCTTGTTTCTATATGCCTTTATTATTTCCTCACATTTATCAAGAATAAGCTGGTTCTTTATCTTAAAACTAGATGTAAGGTCCTTCTTTGTGACATACATGGTCGTTGATATGTACCTTATTTTTCGTTCATGTGTAAAACGAATGACGACATTCCACGTCTTATCCTCACGCTGTCTGTCTTTAAATATAGTTGCTTTAAATGTTGCCAT